TACCGGCTCAGCAATTACATCGTCAAAAAATAGCTTGTTGGCGCGTAGGTATTTGCCGGTAGCGACTAGCTGATCACGGTCCAGCAGGCTTACGTTGATTGCAGCGCCAGCGCCGGTATCCGTATCGGTGGCGAGATACCAAAGTAGATCGCTGAATAGGTTGCTCGGACCAACGCCGCCATCGACTAGGCGGGTCACATGCACGCCATCACCGACATAAACGCGCAGCTGATCAAGCGATGAAAAGTTGTTTGCAGATTGCAGCTTTAAGCCAACTGTTGCGCAGTTCTTGTAAGTAACAGTTCGATCTTCTGCAACGCTTTCATTGACGTAAACCACCTCATGTTCAGGGCCGTTGTCGCAGCTGCGAGTGATCAGATCGCCGTAATGTGAAACTTCTGCAATGCCGCTGTAGTATTCCCATACTCGCGTAGCGCGGCGTGGTTTATCGAAAGGCACGTATGTGCTGGCACGCAGTACGCGATAGGCAAAACGAAACTTGACTCCAGCTACATTGGTTGCATTCTTATAGAAGATTTCACCGCCGTTCCATTCGCCTGTATAGCTTGCAACTTCGGTCTTGATGATCTCCCACCACATATTGCGAGGCGTGCCGCTATATGCCTTGTAGTAAGCGCGCAGTGTGACGCGCATAGTAATAGTACGAGTAGGCGCTTCAACGTTGTAGCTCCATGTGCTGAATGTATAGATAGAACCCGCCGGCCTGTTGTTGTAATACGGATCAACGCCAGACGCGCTTGACATTATATTGCTAAGCGTACGTGCTTCGGCAATACTGTTATTGTCGGCGTTGTAAGCATTAAGAAACTGGACAGTGAATGTATCCGCTGGTATCCATTCGCCATAGACAAGTTCGTTCAGCACTTCAGGCCGCGCAACCATTTGACGATGGGTGAAATGATCGATCGGTCTGATATAACGCCCGCGACCGCCTACGGTAAACGGTCCCATGTAGGTATCAGCTGTTGATTCAACGTATGGAGAATGCGCACCATGCAGCTCAAACACGTCATAGTCTCCATCACCCTGTTGCGAGATCACTGCGCTGTTGAACGGACGCAGCCTGAACTCATACATGGACTCTGATGGATGTTTGATGCGGATAAAGCTAAATATGTCTTGCGGGGTCGATCCTCTAACAGCAAACACAGCGAGGTTGACGAAGCCTTCGTTAGTGTTTAGTGAGTAGAACTTTTCTGCATTAGCAGGGCGCACATCAAGCGCAAAGTACGATACACGGAATGCGTAACTTGTATTCTTGCCTTCGCGTACTTGGATGCCTTTTGCGTTGTACTTATACAGTTCTCCTGGCGAAGGCACGCTACTGAAGTTTGTGATACCGTTAAAGCGTGTCCATACTTGCGATTTAATGCCGATCTCGGTTACATCACAGGGCCGCGTGTTGCGTACACTGCCAAAATCAACCTTAAGGATTGGATACCATGTCTCGTCAATATCGACACCGTAAGGCAGTACGTGAGTTTCGCTGATCACCTTTTCGGCAACAATGCCAATTTTGTTTTGCGCGGTACTCCACGCTTCAAGGCACTTAAGCTTTGCTGTAAGGTACTTTGTATTGCTTGCGTTGTCTAGAACGATATTTGACGGCGAGCGGCTAATGACTTGCCATACGCTGCGGCCGATCATAAACGTGTCGCCCACGGTCATCGCTTGCTCGTATTGCACTGATTCAGAATCAGTGGTTGAGCGTATATCGTCTAGTCGTGATTTTGTTGAGTCTTGGCCGTGCGCATCAAACGGCTCCGGATCTTGCCGGCCCTGTCCGACGCGAACTTCGATAATATCGCCTGCGGCTACAAAGCGCTCTTCCTTGATTGCACCAGTCCATACGGTGTATTCCGACTGGCTTTTTGGTATAGGTTGGCGCGATTCAATGGGATCAGGCAGTTGATACCTGCTGCCTGTCGCTGCGCTTGTAATTGCGATAATGCCAACGTGTCTGGCATAGTTACGCCCAGTGCCTGGCATACCAGACTTGAGGCGGTCTTTTGAGCGATCACCACCGCCATATTCGTGTGTTTCACGCAGGTATGGCTCTACAAACTTCTGCTGGTTGGTTTGCTGCTGATCCCATGTTTCTTCTGGCGCATCCTTTAGCAGCTGAACGATCTCCCAGTTTGGTCGTATTGGCGTGCCGTTTGGGATGCCGGCATACACACCGAACCGTGTTTGGTTGCTAGGTGTAAATGCACCGCAGAAGCCTACGTCTTCAATGCCATTACTTGTGGGGCAGATAAAGGCGTCCTCGCCTGCTTTTGGCGCGGCTGGCATTGAAAGGCTGCCATAGCGCAAGTGATCACCACGCAGCCTGCTGTCAGGGTATATCTCGTTTGATCCACTATTCCAGTAGAACTGAAAATTATCTGCAAACGCACTGTCCAGTGCGTTGTTGCCTAGGAAGATGCCGGCGAGATCCGGCTTTGTCATCTTGCCTTGGCCGGCGATGGCTACCATTTCGATGACTTGGAAGCCGCCCCAGCTCTTGAGGCGTGACCAGACCAGCGACGGGGAGATCAGCAAGCCGCCGGTGCTGTAACCGCTGTGATCTTCGCGCTTGGTGAACGCGATAGGTACAACGTTGCCGTACGCGGCGAGGTCTTGTACGGAATCGAAGCCAAACGATGGTGCGTAATTTTCGCGCCCGGTGCGGCCGCCTAATTGGCGCTGTCGTTGCCGTGCGGGGCTGTCTAGTTTGGGCTTGGGGGTAAGTAGATATGAGGCGGCAGTAAGCGCAACGCCAATGACTAAGTTAATAAGAATAGGTACAATCGTTGGTAATGCCGCGTAGATTTCTGGGATATGCTCATACCCTGCGGCACGTACTATTGACCTACGTTGCGCTTCTCTAATGAATAGGCGGTATTCGTCTTCCGAGCACCCTAACGTAGCAATTAACTGCTTTTCGTACGGAAGAAGCGGATATTGTGCATCGCGCCGATAGGGCACCATGCCACCTTGCCAAGCTCGTGACTGATGTAAAGGATTCCTTGATGCCATGCTATGCCGAAATGGCCTTCAGCAGGAAGAATGGCCACGTCGCCATCATAGATCGGTGGGCTGATACGACGACCCCAGCGCAGTAGATCACGCGCAATAGTGCGATTGCTGGCGTCGTACCACGCCGCATTAAATGGCGGTGTGCGGATGCCCAGCCTGCTGAGCACCTCGTAGACAAGGTGGATGCAGTCCAAGGCGCCATCGGGATCGGTGCCATCGGCGCCTAGGCGGTATGGGCGCCCGATCAGGTCCATCATTGGATGCGGACGTTTGCTGTAATTGGTAGGTTGCCGACCAGTTGCTTGGTTAGCTTTTTGCGTGGTATGTCGGCACCTACTGCGTCTAGTACGGATGCCATGCGGATTTCGATGCCGTTATCGCTCCACGAGCCGGCAACGACCTGCGCCACGTAGTTGACAAGCATCGTTGGATTGCTGCTGTCGGCTGGGTCGATCATCATCACGTAGCAGCGTGCAAGCCACCGCTCGCGGATCGCGGTTTCAGCCCAGCCGCGTGCCAGCGCGTTGTTGGGAAACCCGAGGGAGGCTGGCTGGTTGTCGCCGGATTTTGTGGTGGTGGCACCGCTAAAGGCGAAGGGCAAGAAGCCGTAAGTTTTGCCTTGCCACGCTACGTCCTGATTTACCCAGTAGTTTTGGAAATACTGCGTGCTGGTGCCGGTCAGCGCGAGGTATTGCCCGATCGCCTGTTCGCTCATCGCATACCTACCCTGCTACGCACAGCGGTTGACTGTTGCAGGCTACGCAATGCACGCTGCTCACCGCGTTGTGCGCCTTGTGCGGCGGCCTGCTGCATTCCGTTGCGGAATTGCTCTGCCGTGACGTACTCGACGTTGTTGATTCGCTCGACGCTGTAGCGCACGTCGATGGGGCCGCCGGCCGCCGGGTTGCCGGCACCGCCAACAGCAGCAGGATCTCCCACAGCCGCGATCGTACCAGTCGCGCTGATCGGCTTGTAGCGGTTGAGTGCCTCGGTGCGCTGCCTCATCTTGACCGGAATGCTGCGACCATCAGGCAGCGGGACATAGGCCTCTGGACCGCGCTCACCAAACACCGCCATTTGCGGGCTGTTCGCAACACCCCCAGCCGCATACCTCCTAAGCGGGAGCGGACCAGTGCTCGTCATAATTCCGCCGTTAGCAAAGCCCGGCATGGGGATGGTCTCGTTGATACTCGGAATCTGAGCCCAGTCGGTGCCGCCGAGGTTCCCGAAGATACCTCCGCTTCCTCCTCCCCAGTTGGTATCAGCTAGTGGTGTTGCGTCTGCTGTAAATGAACCGGAGGAGCCGGAAGATCCGAAAACCTTAGCAAGTGTATTCAATGCGATGATAACAAGCTGCTTAGCAATAATCTGTGCCGCCATGTCGATAAACGCCTTGGCGATGCTTGAGAACATCTCCGCCAGCGTTTGCTTGATCGTCTGGGCGCCTGTCACTAAGTTGGTGACGGCGCTACTAATCGCGGTACTTAGGCTGCTTTCGACCGTTTGCGACATGCTGACGGCGACTTTTTGAATGTCGGTTAGCTCATTGCGCTGCTGGCGAAGCTGGCCTATGCGATTGGCTATAGCGTTATCGGAAGCAGCTGCGTTTTCACGCAAGAGGCGGGCCTGTTCAGCGTACTGCTCATTTATTCCAGCTAAAACCTCCGTAAGTTTACCAGCTAGCTCGGGCTTTTGTGCTACGAGCTTTAAGTATGTCTGCTGTGCCTCGTTTTGCTTTTGACTAATACGCAGCAAATCCTCTTCGAGGCTTATGCGCTCGGGGCTTACACCTTCCAGGGTTAGGCGATTGCGCAGGACTTGCAGCGCGTTGCTGTCGCGCATCGTCGCGTTCTGTTCGCGCAGCGCTTCGGTAGCTTTGAGTGTGAATTGCTCAAGCACAGCGGCGCGCTCTTTAGCGGCGTTATCATCAATAAGTTTCTGTAGGGACTCAGCCTGGTTTACGTCGAGGCTCTCGATTCCTGCCTTACCGGCCGCTTGGATGGCGCGGTTCTGCTGCGTGGCGGCGCCCTTAGGTAGCTTTGCTGATCCTGCCTGTAGATGCAGCAAGCGCATCCTTCCTTCCGGTGTATCTATTTCAACTGCGTAACCACCGGCGCCTGTAAACCCTAAATCGCGCAGCAGACTGGCCCCGCTTTTCAGTGCAATGCCACTCCCCGCAGGTGTGCCAAGGTCTATACCACCGTGAAAACTACGCCCAAATAGCTGGCGTGGTCCATAGGGGCTAGTCACGCCAAAACTAGAAGGATTACGTCCGTTTATACTTAAATAGCGATCTACGTCTTGTGCCGTGATACGGCGTCCATCTGCCCAACGCGCGTCGAGGTGCGGGCCTGTGCTATCGCCCGTGCTACCGGTCTTGGCTATAAAGCCAGCCGTACCGCTCAACTTAGCTGCGCCTTGGCCCTCAAAAGTGGCGCGGATGGCAGCACTTTGCTGGGCCTGTTTGGCCAGGCGCACGTTTTCGGCGGCGGCAGTGCGACGCTCCTCGATGTCACGCAGGCTGCGCTGCAGATCCTCAAAGTTACTTACAACGTCGCGTGCAACCCCTGTTTCGCGTAAGATGCGGTTCTGTGCTTGGGTATCGTCGAGGCGTTTCTGCAGTTCGTAGCGCTGACGGTCCAGCTCAATTTGGTGCTGGAACACCCGATCGGCTGCACGGAGCTGCTGATCGAGCAGCGTGTTGGCCAAGCGTTGCTGTTCGGCAGCGGCTGCTTGGTCCTCGCGAGCGACCTTGTCTGCTGCTTGTTTGGCCTTATCTTTATCGTCGCTAGGCGCAGTAGGTAAATTGGTGGGGGTATAGGCGGTTGAGACACCAGGTTGTTGTAGCGCTTTATAGATAGCATCAAGGTTTGCTTTAGTACTTTTTACACGCGTCTGCGCTGCTGTAATTTTAGCACTTATAGCTACAAGCTGCTGATTTAAGGCCGCTGCCGATACATTATCATCAACAGCATACATTTGAGTTTCTACGCTTAGCTTTTGTTGTTCCAGTCTCTTAACTTCGGAAACATTAAAGTTGTAAGCAGCGCTTGTATCAGCAGCTAGTTTACTAAGTTGGCTGCGATTAAGAGCGGAGCCGCCCATATCTTTAAGCCATGCGGGTCCGCTAGTCTGCCCAGTCGCTTTCTTGAAGTCATCAAAGGCTGCGCGCACATCTCCAAGACGCTTCAAAGCCTCTAAGACGCCAGCAATAACTATAGTTATGACTATGGGCCTAGCTGCAACGGCTGCCAGTCCTGCGATTTTGGTTGTAAGACCTCCCGCACTAAGTGCAGTTGTCGCCATAACATCGCCGGTTATCTTTGCCGAAGTAGCAGTACCGGTAAAGAATGCTGCAAGATTTACAGCAGCGAGCGATGCCATGGCACTGCGTAGTGCTAGCAAACCCGTAGTAACAGCACCAAGTTGTAAAGCGAATGTGGCCAAGCCAGATGCAGTTTTGTTCTCGATCAAGAACTCGAACGCGGCGGCGAGGCCCTTCATTGCCGCGACTACTGCTGGCGTAATCTTGGTGATAAAATCTGCAAAGGCGGATTGCAGTGAGGCGCCGACAGGCTGCAGCGCCCTGCCCACCTCAAGCTGCATATTCTTGAACGCAACACTTAGACGCGCACCAGCCTCTTGACTGGATGCAGCGATTTTGAGTGCCGTCTGCCCATACTCACTACTAATTAGCTGCAGGAACTTCATCAGGTCGTTCAGACCCACTTGGCCCTGCTGGAGCGCCTTCTGCAGTTCGGGACCGGTCATGCCGGCGGCTTTGGCGAAGAGGGTGAACGTGCCAGGCAGGCGCTCAGCGATCTGGTTGAGTTCCTCGGCGCTGACCTTGCCCTTGGAGAAGACCTGTGTAAGTGCTAAGAGGGCGCCGTCGGCCTGCTCGGCGTTGCCACCGGTGGCCTTCACAGCTTCGTTGATGGCGCGGAACGCAAACGCAGAATCGCTTACCTTGCCCCCGGCGCCCAGTACCGCAGCGCTTAGGCGTGTCATCCCCTGGATCGCCGTCTCTTGGGGGATGTTGAGGTCACGGGTAACAGAGGCGGCGGCGGCGAGGGCTTGGTTGTAAGCCTCTTGGCTACCGACGATGCCGCGCAGTGCGATCTGCAGCTTGTCAATGCCGGCGGAGTATTCGGTGACGCCGGCAAGCTGCTGGCGGAATATGCCGACCTGCGCACCAAAAGCTGCGCCAGCGAAGGCGCCGCCTACGCCGCCGACTGCTAGGCCGCCGAGACCGCCGATGAGGCCCTCGGGACCGCCGAAGATGCCGCCGCTAAGTGCTGCGCCGACGCCTTGGGCGATTTGCATTCCGCTAAGCCGTTTGGTGCCGCGATTCTGTCGCTTTTCTAACTCACGATCAACTAGCTGACCATGCTGTTCAATAATTTGATTTACTTGTTTGAAATCAGCGGCAGTAGGACTAAGGATGTCCTGTAGACCACGCAGACTGGAAGAAAATTCACGCAAATCTTCTGTGCTGCGCTTACTTACAGATCCAAAGCGCGTAACTGCCGCCGTTAGTTTGTCATACTCGGAGGGAGCAGATGGAGGAATGGGAGCGGCGGCAGGTGGCGGCGTTCCCGTGCGACCACCACGACCCCCGCTAAGTGCCGTGATGAAGTCAAGGGAAAGCTTATTTGCTCCGCTATTTAGAGTTTTTGCATCTACAGCACCTGCTGTAATGCCCTGTGCAATGCTTTCACCAATCTGTGTACTTTTTTGTCTTATGTTTACGTCACGGCCACCTTTGTCAAAAGCGGTAAACACATCGGTTAGTACCTGAGTTGCGCTACGTCCCATCATGGACTGCTCTCTTCTTACTGAAGCAGAGGCGAGGTTTGTGATGCCTTGGTAGAGAGGGGACAGCTCTCGGCCACCCAGACCTAAAGCAGAGGCAGCGGCTTTCTGCTGCTGTGCTAGAAGGTCTAGGCGCTGCATCTCACGCTTAAACTGCTGCTCTTCAGCAGCAGCCTCTGCTCGAATCCGCGCCATCTGAGCTTGATGCGCTTCCTCTTCCTTAGCGTCCGCTAGCTCAAGCTGCTTAGCTTCCTGCTGTCTAAAATTTAATTTTGCACTAAGTAGGTTGTCTAGAGCGCCGGCATACGACGCTTCAAAATCCGTAAGACTGGCGACGAACTCTCTTTCCAGGCGGACACGTTCTCTTTCTTGATACCCCCTATTTCTCCGTATGGAACCTTGAACTGCCTTGTCTCCTTCTTGCGGTGTTATTGATTGCGAAAATGCTGCAAATCCGCTCGCCGGGGTCGCAGCCAGGCTGGCTTGTGTAGTTTGCAGTGCGCTTAGCTGCCGTTCCAGTGAACGTGCTTGAAGTTCCAGTAACCGGAATGCACGAGCATCATTGCTGGTACTTGTATCCAGCAGTCCCTGCTCAGTGCGTACAGAAGCTATGACTTCCCGCAGATTTGTTAGGGATGGCGCAATATCGCCTGTGCTTAGCTGCTGCACAAAAGCCGCCGCTACTCCCTTTGTTGCGTCTCTCAGCTCCCGTTGCGCCGCAGCTGCGCGTATAGCCGCATCAGTAAACGCAGTTGTACCTATAGTTGTATTGTCAAGCCGGTTGCGCAGCTCAGAAAGGCCTTGGTTTATACCTGCGAGAGTGTTAGGTAGGTCGCCAAAGCTGCGGGTTAAGCCTTCTGCGGTACGCGAGCCGGTGCCAGTAAAGTCTGGCGACATGAAGAGAGCATTTGCGTCTCTTACCGCTTGCCGTCGTTGTCTTACGTTTTCGCTTAGGTCTAGGGCGCCTGCTTGCTGTCTAAAGGTCGCAAGTATACGCTCCTGTTCGGCAATGGCTTGGGTTACACCAGATTGTCCTCGTAGCTCTGTGCCTTGGCTGAATTGTCTGCGTTCTGCAGCAGTAAGTGTTTGAAGGCGCTCTAGTTCTGCCTGTTCTAGGGAGATTCGATCGCGTACATCCTGTAAGTCTCTACGGATTTTTGCTGAAGACGAGGGTAGTCCCCTGTTTAAAGTTGCGTTGGTGCGCCTTTGTATTCCTTCTATTTCTTCAAGTCTAGTTGTGGTTCTCTGTATGTCTGTACCGAGCTGCGTAAATAGTTGTGATCCTCCTCGGGTGGCTTGCTGCAGCTCAATCAGAGCGGTACGCTGACGCCGCAGTGCTTCTGTATTGTTTGTGATAGCCCCGTACTGGGCGGAGAGGCTAGCCCGTTGGGCTACTGCTTGTGCGGTGTACCCGCGTGAAGCTGCTTCTAAGTCTGCAATATCGCGGCTCAGTTCGGTGTAGGCAGCGCCGCATAGATCTGCCTGAGTGCGTAGTCCCTGAAACGCAGAAATCAGGCCCTTATTTACCGCCTCCGTGTTGCCTGCAGTCTTGGCAAAATCAAACAGCGCATCCCTTACAGAGGTAATGTCCTTTTCGGTAAAGCCTGTTACCTTGTTTAGTTCTCTAAATGACCCCTTTATCTTATCTATATTTTCAAAACCTTCCTGCTTCAGCCTGAGGATAATATCCTCAATCTGCTTAGCCATCCTGCTTATCCTCCCCCTTAGCCAACGCGCTGAGAGCGGCAGTTTCCATGATCTGCAGGCCCTCCAGCATGTCGAGGCGGTCGTCCACGCAGTATAGGTCCATCAGGCCGCCAGGCATCAGCAGCACCTCGTATTTCAAGCCGAGGTAGCCCGCCATGGTGGTGTTCCACTGCGTCTGCATTCTTAGGAACATCATTACGATGTCCCAGTTTTCGTCCCAGACCTCGTAAGGGGCGGCGGGTTCGGGCTTAACGCTGTCCGGCAAAGCGAGACCGAAGACCTTAGCGTCGTCTTCGGTCTTGTCCTCCTCGCGCTTAGTGTTTCCGCTTACCCAGAACTCCGCCGCACCCTTCAGTTTCCCGACTTAGCGCCGTCGAAGGTCTCGGTGTACGCCTTCAGGACACCGCGCACCCAGTAGGGGTCGTCGGCGAAGTCGGTGAGGGCCTCGATGGAGAAGGGGAGGTCGGTGCCGTCTTCGTCGCTGATGCCGTTCCAGCCGAGCACGACGGCTTTGAGCAGGGGCAGATCGCCCTTCTCGCTGAGCTTGCCGAACTCCTTACGGCCCAGGCGCTTGAAGGTGATGTCGAAGGTGCTGGAGTCGAACGTGCCGCCGTCAGCGGGTTCTTCGATGGTTACAGGCCACTTGAAGGTTTTGACCTTCTTGCGAACGAACGCCATAAGTTGTAGGGGGTGTGTACTGTGCGTTCTCACTATAGGCGCAAAAAAGCCACCACGCTAAGTGGCGTGGTGGTAAGTGGCGGCGCGGCTTGGCTGCGCGGGGGCTTGGTTGCGCGGCGGCTTAGTCGGTGGGTTCGGTGTCTATGGGGTCTGTTGTGGCTGGGGTGTCGAAGGGATCTGCTGAGGGTGGCTCGGTGTCTGAGGTGGTGGGGGCTTGGGCGGGTTCGGTGCGGTCCAGCAGTTCCCACTTACCGGTTTGAGGGTCGAGGAGGTAGCTGCCGCCCTCGGCGGGCAGCGGCGCTGGTACGGGAGAGGGGGCAGCTTTTGCCATAAGTGGTGATGGGGACGGGGACGAAACAAGCACGGCGCCCTCCAAAGGCAGCGCCACTTAGAGGTCGCGCAACTTAGGCGCCACGCAACTTAGGTGAACACGAGGCTCATTTCGTCGTTGCCGGAGGTTGTGGGAACGGCGATGTAGGGGATGTTGAGCATCTGGATGCCGTCCTGGTCCGCGTAGGAGGGGTTGGCGATGTCACACTGCAGGGCGTTCAGGGTGACGCGGTTGCCGGCGGTGGTGCCGTGCAGGAAGGTCAGGTTGCCGGTGGTCTCGGTCTGCGCGGTGCTGAAGTAGTCCTTGGTGGCCAGGGTGGGGGCCTCGATCATCACCGTGCCAGCAGGCTTGCGATCGGTGATGATCACCTCCTTGGTGCAGCCGACCAACTCGCGGTAGACAGTGCTGTTGGCGATGTCGAAGGTTACGGACTGGAGGCAGCCGGCGTAGGAGAAGAACTGGAACGAGGAGGTGTTGCCCTGCTTGAAGATCAGGGGGCTGGCCTGGGCGCTGTAGGTGACGGCGGGGGCAGCGGTGTCGGTCGGGGCGTTGTAGACGCCGGTCATCGTGAAGTCGATGGTGGGGATTTCGCCCACGGCGGCGTTGAGTGTGAACGTTCCACGGCAGCCGGTGGCTTTGTGCAGGATGCCATCGTTGTTGAAGTAGATGGTGGCGCTGGAGAAGGAGGCGCTGACCGGGGCGTAGGTCACCGAGGTGGTGGCCACGATCGTTTCGCTCATGCCGCAAGCCTGCAGGATCGCACCGAAGCGGGGAGCAGTTCCGGCCGTGCCAGACCCGGCAAGCTCCACCTGGAAGGTGATGCCAACCCGGCTGTTTGCCAGCAGCTGCGGGCTGTTGCCCAGGTAGGGGCGGATCAGGTCGCGGCTG